ATTAAATATATCTTTAGGCATTTTTATTTCAGTATTTACAATAGGTGACATATTTCCTCCAAGTGAAATATTATTATACATAGGTATTAACTTGATGCAACAAGTTTAGACAGCATGACATCCAAAGGATAATGCAATTATGGAAACAAATGACGATTTTAAAACGCCAGAAATCGGCAAAGGACTAGCAGGGCCAGGTAGACCTAAGGGTATGCCTAACAAGTCAACTAGCATAGTCCGAGAGGCTATTGCTAATCTACTGGAGCGCAATGCTCCGAACATGGACAGATGGCTAAATGAGGTAGCTGATAAAGATCCTCATAAGGCATTGGACATTATCCAGAAGCTATCTGAGTACCATATTCCTAAGTTGGCTAGAACTGAGGTTACAGGCGCTGGTGGTGGGCCTCAAGAGCATATCGTTACATGGCAGAAGTAATCGAGATTGCCTACAAGCCAAGGGATCAGCAGCTAAAGATCCATGAGGCAGTAGATAACTACAGGTTTACGGTCGTAGTGGCTCATCGTCGTATGGGCAAGACTGTTTCTGCTATCAATCATCTGATAAAGGCTGCCATTGAGTGCAAGAAGCCAAACCCAAGATTTGCCTATATTGCTCCGACTTATGCTCAGTCCAAAAGGGTGGCGTGGGATTACCTACTTGAATTTACTCGTCCTCTTGGGGCTGTGGCTAATATCTCAGAGCTTAGGGTTGATTTTTGGGGTCGGCGCATTAGTCTTTACGGGTCTGATAATGCTGACAGCCTTAGGGGGCAGTATTTTGATGGAGTTGTCCTTGACGAGATCGGGGATCAAAACCCAAAGATCTGGAACGAGGTTATCAGACCAGCCCTAGCCGACAGGAACACAGACGAGGAACCTACCTGGTGCTTGTTCATTGGTACGCCTAAGGGCAAGAACCACTTTGCTGACTTTAGGGATCGTGCGAAAGAAGCCGAGGATTGGTGTCTATTGGAGTTTAAAGCCAGTCAGACAGGAATCCTTAGCGAGAAAGAACTCTGGGCTGCTCGCAAGGAAATGGGGGACGATCGCTATTTTCAGGAGTTTGAATGCAGCTTCGATGCCTCCATCCAAGGGAGCTATTATGGTGAGATTATTAACGATCTCGAGGCCAAGTCTAGGATCACGACTATTGACAGGGATGACCTTTGCAAGTCTTTTGTTGCTTGGGATCTTGGTATGGGTGACTCTACTTGTCTATGGGTGGCTCAGTTGGCTGGCAAGGAAGTGCGGCTTATCGACTGCGTCGAGAACCACGGTGTCGGTCTGGACTGGTATGTATCATGGCTCAGGGAGAACCGCTACGAGGGCTTCTCGCAAATACTTCCGCATGACGTTGAAGTAAGGGAGCTAGGCACTGGCAAGAGCCGCCAGGAGGTTCTAAACGAGGCTGGACTAGACATTACGGTAGCGCCAAGGCTGTCTGTAGCCGATGGGATTCAGGCTGTCAGACGCTTGCTGCCACGTTGCTGGTTTGACCACAAAACCAAGGCTGGACTGGACGCTTTAAGGAACTATCGACGGGAATATAACGAGAAGCAGCAGGTGTTTTACGACAAGCCATTGCACGATTGGTCAAGTCACTTTGCAGATGCCTTCAGATATTTGTCGATTGGGCTTGACGAAAGTGACGATTCATGGTCAACGGATTTGCCTATCAATGCCAAATGGGTTGTATAATGAGCAAAATTCCTGTAAGGGCTTGCTATGAAGATGGATGAAGGCCAGATCAAGGGCATACTTGAAGCCGAGATAGACAACAGTATCGGCTACATTGAGACAGAGACAACAGAAGATCGTCGTAGAGCTTTGGATTACTACCTGCGTAATCCGTATGGCAATGAGGTAGAAGGCCGTAGCCAGATCGTAACTGGCGAGGTTGCTGAGGCTATTGATGGTGCGCTGCCACAACTTATCCGAGTATTTACGACTACTGAGGATATTGTCTATTTTGAACCTAAGTCAGCTAATGACGAGGAGTCGGCTAAACAGGCCACAGATTACTGTAACTGGGTGTTCTACCGTGAGAACGAGGGTCTGCTGATCCTGCACAACTGGTTCAAGGATGCCCTGCTGCAAAAGGTTGGTGTTGTTAAATCCTACTGGGATTCCAAGGAAGACGTTACCAAAGAGAAGTACGAGAACCTGACAGAGGACGAGTTGGCTCTGCTCCTGTCGGATGAGTCGCTAGAGGTAGTCAAGCAGGATGTTGAGATGGTTCCTGCTGGCATGGATATGATGGGTATGCCGATAATGGCTCCGTCTTATGCTGTGACGGTCAAGCGGGTCAAGAAGTACGGTTGCGTAAAGATTGAGAATGTTCCTCCGGAGGAGTTTCTGATTTCCAAGGCTGCGCGGGAGATTGAGAACTCTCCTTTTGTGGCTCATCGAAAACTCATGCAGCGGTCAGAATTGATTGCGATGGGTTACGACAAAGACATCGTAGATGAGCTGCCTTCTTATGATGATCTGACGTTTAGCCCTGAGCGAGTGGCTCGATTTGACCAGGGGGAACAGCCAGACGAGCAGCAAAGCCTTGATCCTGCCATGCAGACGGTTGAGGTATACGAGTGCTATATCCGCATTGACGAGGATGGAGATGGCCTCGCTGAGTTGCGTAGGATTGTTTACTGTGGATCGGAAATACTCGAAGATGAAGAATGCGACTATATCCCGTTCCATAGCATCTGCCCGATTCCGATTCCTCATAAGTTTTTCGGTCAGTCGCTGGCAGATCGGACTATGGACATCCAGCTTATCAAGTCCACTATTACCCGTCAGTCTCTCGATAATCTCTACCTAACGAACAATAATCGGGTTGGCGCTGTGGATGGTCAGGTGAACCTAGATGACCTGCTGAACGCTACTCCTGGCGGCATTGTCCGGATGAAGAACCCGAATGCTCTGGTTCCGCTTCAGGTTCAGTCTACCTTTGGTCAGGCTCAACCGATGTTAGCTTACATGGATGAGATTCAGGCTCGTCGTACTGGTGTAACTGACGCTCAGAACGGTCTTGATCCCGATGTCTTGTCCAATGTTACGGCTGCGGCTGTGGCTGCGATGATGAAGTCTAACTCTGGCAAGCTGGAGTTGATTGCCCGTATCTTTGCTGAGACAGGCGTTAAGAGTCTGTTTAAGGGGATTCTGCGTCTATTAGGCAAGTATCAGGATAAGCCGAAGATTGTCCGTATGCGTGGCAAGTATGTGACCTTTGATCCTCGTACATGGTCGAATGAATACGATGTTTCCATTAACGTGGGTCTGGGTGCTGGAGACAGGGATCAGAAGCTGACTATGCTCCAGATGATCCTTGCCAAGCAGGAGCAGATTATTCAGTCTTACGGCCCGTCGAATCCTCTGGTTTCCATTGGTCAGTACCGTAACACATTGGCAAGATTTATTGAGGCGGCAGGATTTAAGGATGCTGATGCCTTCATGAACGAGATCACGCCTGAGATGGATGCTCAGTTGTCTCAGCCACAGCCACCTAGCCCTGATGCTCAGGCTGAGTTAGCTAAGATGTTGGCTGAGGTAGAGCGTGAGAAGACACAGGCTAAGTCGCAGATTGATGCTGCCAAGTTGGATCTAGAGCGTCAGAACTTGGAGGCTGAGTTCATGCGTAAGGGCATTGAGATGCAGATGAAAAGCCAGAAAGATCAGGCCGAGATTCGCATTAAAGAGGCTCAATTAGCAGTCCAGCAACTGCAAGCGGTTTTGGCTATGGACTTGGCTGACGAGGATACCCGTAACAAACAGGCTGAGATTGTGCTGAAGACGATTAAAGAGCTAGGGAGCCTGACTGGTGGATAAAGCACAGTGGGCAATTAACCTGCTTAGGGAGCCGATGTTTCAGGAGATGATGGAAGAACTCCGAGGCAACGAGCTTAACAAATTTATAAATAGTAATTATGGTGAGACTGAGATTAGGGAACAAGCGTATATGCGCCTCCGAGTCTTGGAATCCGTTGAATCCTATCTCGAAAGCGTTGCTGCTCAGAAGATGATTGACGAGAAAAGGATGAAGATTTTGTAACTCGCATCGGGCGATTCCCGATATAATTTAGGAAACTTATGATCGATACTCAAAACACGACACCTGAGGGTAGTGGTGAGTTAACAGTGGATGGTGCAGCTAACGCTATCTTGGGTCTAATGGGTGGGGAAGAAGGCTCCGAACAGGAACAACCTGAACTTCAAGCAGAGGCCAACGATAGCGAGGCCGAATCTGAGGAATCTTACGAGGAATCAGAGGTAGAACAAGATGATGGCGAGGATGAGCAAGAGGAGCCTCAGAAATTCCGTGTCAAAGCCGCTGGCGAAGAACGGGAGGTAACCCTTGATGAGCTTATCAAGTCTTATCAACTTGGCACAGATTACACTAAGAAATCGCAAGCTGTAGCTGAGGAACGCAAGGCGGTTGAGGCCGAGCGCCAGGCGGTTCAAGAGGCTAAGGCTATGCGCGATCAATACGCGCAGCGGTTGGAGATCATCGAGCAGATGTTGAACCAGCCGCAGGAAGCAGAGAATCTGGAGTATTTGAAAGAGACTGACCCTATCGGTTATGCCGTGAAGGTCGCTGAGATGTCTCAGAAGGAGAAACAGTTAGCGCAGGTTCGTGCCGAGCGTGAGCGCATCATGCAACAGCAGGAATATGACAGGCAACAACAGATGAGACAGATGATTTCTGTTGAGTCCGAGAAGCTAGTTGCTGCGATACCTGAGTATGCTGATCCGAACAAGGGCGAGACAATCCGCAAGGAAATCCGCAGTTTCGGTAAGCAGATGGGATTCTCTGACGAGGAATTGGCTAATGTGTTCGATTCCCGAGCAGTTCTGACGCTGTACAAGGCTATGCAATACGACAAGTTACAGTCGAGCAAACCTGCTGTTAACAAGAAGGTTTCAGAGGCTCCCAAGGCGATTAAGCCAGGCGTTTCTAAGCCGAGAGACAGTAATAGCGAGGAACTGAGAAAACTTAAAGCGCGAGCTAAGTCATCCGGAAGGGTGGCAGATGCCGCAAGTGTATTTGAACGATTCTTATAAGGAATGTAATCATGACAACTTATACCGCCCACAGCGCGATTGGTCAGCGCGAAGATTTGACCGATGTAATCTATGACATTTCGCCTACCGAGACTCCTTTCATGTCTTCGATTGGCAAGACGAAAGCTACGGCTGTCTACCACGAGTGGCAGACCGACACCCTTGCAGCCGCTACTACTGCTAACGCCGCTGTTGAAGGTGCTGACGCTTCGGACGCTACCCTGTCTCCGACTGTTCGTCTTGGCAACTACACCCAGATCCTGCAAAAGACTATCAAAGTCTCTGGCACTCTGGACACAGTGAACAAAGCAGGCAGAAAATCTGAAAAAGCTTATCAACTTGC